AATACGTAGCAAACACTACAAACAACGAATTTGTAATTTATGAGTAATATATCAATAGTTAATTTAAGTGCTTATACAAGTCCTCAAATTCAAGAAAACAAAAAGAGCAATTATATAGAATACGGAAGTGATAATAATTACTTTCAATATTTAATTGATAGGTATCTTTATAGTGCTACAAATGGTGCTATTATAACAGGTGTTACAAATATGATTTATGGCAAAGGATTAGATGCTTTAGATTCTAATCGTAAACCAAATGAGTATGCTCAATTTAAATCACTTATTAAAGATGCTGATGTTAAAAAAGTAGCTTTAGAAAGAAAGTTGTTAGGAATGGCTGCAATGCAAATTGTAATGGAAAAGAAACAAGTTAAACAAGTTCTTCACTTTCCAATGCAAACATTAAGAGCAGAAAAATGTAATGATAAAGGACAAATTGAGGCTTGGTATTATTTCCCTGATTGGACTAAAAAGAAACCATCTGAAGAAGCAAAACGTATTCCTGCTTTTGGTTTTGGTAATGGTAATGAAGTTGAAATATATGTTATTAAACCTTATGTAAGTGGATTTGATTATTACAGTCCTATTGACTATTCTGGTTCTTTACCATATGCTTTATTAGAAGAAAACATAGCAGATTATCAAATAAATGATTGCCAAAACGGTTTTAGCGGAACTAAAGTAATCAATTTCAATAATGGAATTCCTTCAGAAGAAATGAGGGATAAAATGAAACGTGAAGTACTTGGAAAACTTACAGGTGCAAGAGGTGAAAAGGTTATTGTAGCTTTTAATAGTAATGCTGAATCAAAAACAACAGTTGAAGATTTACCGTTGACGGATGCTCCGGCACATTACGAATATTTGTCAAGAGAATGTTTTGAAAAACTAATAGTAGGACATAGAGTTACAAGTCCAATGTTATTAGGAATTAGAACAGGAGATGGTGGTTTAGGTAACAATGCAGACGAAATAAAGACTGCTACGCTATTATTTGACAACATAGTAATAAAACCATACCAATTAGAAATAATTGAAGCATTAGACGCTATTTTAGCTATTAATAATATATCATTAAAGTTATATTTTAAAACAATCCAACCTTTAGAATTTGTAGATACATCAGGAATGAATGCAGAAACTCAAGAAGAAGAAACTGGAGTTAAAATGTCTGCTGAAACTAATGTAGAATTAGATGATTTTATTTCTTCTAAAGGAGAAATACTATCTGATAATTGGGTTTGTGTTGATGAAACAGAAGTTGATTATGAAACAGAAGAAGAATTAGATGCTGAAATTAACAATCTAAATAAAAAAAGTACACTATCTAAAATATTTAATTTTGCTTCAACTGTTACAGGTAGACCAAATTCTAAATCAAATCAAGATAAAGAAATAGATAGTTTTAAATTTATTACAAGATATTCTTATAAAGGTAACTTAAATCCTGAAAGAGAATTTTGTAAAAAAATGATGGCTGCTTCAAATAATGGTAGACTTTACAGAAAAGAAGATTTAGAAAATGTAAACACAAATATTGTAAATCCTGGTTTTGGACACAATGGCCAATCTTATAATTGCTTTCTTTATAAAGGCGGGCCTCGATGCCACCATAAATTTTTAAGAAAGACTTTTGTAAATATGTACGGTGTTAAAATTGATGTTCGTAATCCTAGTGCAAAAACAATATCTGTTGCAACTGCTGAAAAATATGGATATAGAGTTAGGAATCCAAAAGAAGTAGCAATGATGCCAAATAATATGCCTTTGAAAGGTTTTCATCCAAATAATAAAAATTTACCTAAAGACGTTTAAAAATGGCACAAGGATTATTCATAAGCACAAATGACATAGTTAAATTTACTAATTTGAATGGTAATTTAGACCCTGATATATATACACAATATATTTATCAAGCACAACAATTACATATACAAAACTATTTAGGAACTAAACTATACGATAAAATAAACGATGGTATTGTAGCTGGTAATTTAGCAAGTCCATATACAACGCTTTTAAGCAAATATATTAAACCAATGGTAATACATTGGGCAATGGTAGAGTTTTTGCCTTACGCAGCTTATAAAGTATCAAATAAAGGAGTATTCAAACATAATTCTGAAAACAGTTCTACGGTTGAAAAATCTGAAATAGATTTCTTAATTGAAAAAGAAAGAGATGTTGCTCAATCTTACACAAATAGGTTTATTGATTATATGAGTTTTAATCAAAATTTATTTCCTGAATATACTGCTAATTCAAATGCCGATGTATTTCCAGACCACAATGCAAATTTTTCTGGCTGGGTTTTATAGCCAAAAACATAAATAAAAAGGTTTTATAGCTTAAAATATGAATATAAAAGAAACATACAAGCCGAAAGAAACTAACGTAAAAAAGTTAGAGGTATTTTTAAACAAACTAAATAAAGACAAATAATGACTTTAGATTTTACACATATAAAAGGAGATACATTTGAATTAGTAAATTTTCAAATGCTTGTTAATTCAGTTGCTTTAAACTTAACAGGTTGTACATTAAGAATGCAATTAAGAAAAGAATATGGAGGAGTAATATTTTTTTCATTAACTTCTGTTGCAAGTGCAGGAATAACAATTACAAATGCTGCTACAGGTTCATTTAGAATAAATAAACAAATTATAAATTTAGATGCTTATAATTATATTTATGATATTGAATTAATAAAATCAGATGGAACTGTTAAGACTTATATAAGTGGAAACTTTTCAATAACTAATGACGTAACACGATAATGGCAAACGATATAATAGATATTAATGTTTACGAAACAGTTGAAACAGTTTCGATAACTGTAAATCCAAATTTAACTACTGTAAATATTAATAGGCAAGTTCCTGTTGGTGTAAATGCACAAGACTTACAATCTGTAACAGATATTGGTGCAAATACTACTAATGGTATAAGCATTGATACTGGAGACACTTATGAAATAGGGATTTCAGCAATTTCAAGTGCCATTGGTATAAAAGGAGAATCAAATGAAACTTATGGGGTTTATGGTACTTCACCATCGGCAACAGGTGTTTATGGAACTTCAGGTAGTGGATATGGTGTTCAAGGATATTCTGCATCAGGAGTAGCTATATATGGTGATTCTCTAGAACAAATTGGTGTAAAAGCAAATTCTTATAGTGGAACAGCAATGTATGTAACTTCTGATATTGGAACTGGTTTATTTGTTAGTTCTGAAGATATTGGGGCATCTATTTATTCTAATGGAATAGGTTTAGAAGTAAATGGTAATGGTACAATAGCTATTGAAGCTAATTTAGGCAACTCAAATAAAGGTTTAGTTATAAATAGTGGAACTTCGTCAACTGGCAATTTCATAGAATTAGACAAAAACGGAGTTGATAAATTAGTAGTAAACCAACAAGGAGAATTAACTGCTGAAAAATTAATAAAATCAGGTGGTACATCATCTCAAATATTAGCAGCTGATGGTTCTGTAATAACTGCTGGAAATAATATTACAATTACAGGAGGTCAAATATCTTCTGTTGGTGGAACAGGTGGCGGAGGTTTAAGTGTTAATTATTATTTAAACGGCGGTACAAGTCAAGGTACATTTGGAGGTTCAACTTATTATGAGTTTAGTAAGACCGCAGTAATAGGAACAGGTGCAGACTTTAGCAGAGGTACAGATGGATTAATAGCTTCATTTATAACCGATGTTGCAGACCCGTCATTATTACTTATTCCTGCTGGAAATTGGAATTTAGAATTTTTCTTTCATTCAAGTTCTGCTGGTGGTTCACCTAAATTCTATGTTGAATTATATAAATACGATGGAACTACATTTACATCAATTGCAAGTAATTCTGCTACTCCTGAAGGAATAACAAATGGTACATCTATTAATGCTTATTTTACAGCATTGGCAGTTCCTGAAACGGTATTAACAGTTAATGATAGATTAGCGATTAGAGTTTTCGTAACTACTTCAGGAAAAACAATTACACTACATACACAGAATGGACATCTTTGTGAAGTAATAACAACTTTCACAAATGGATTAACTGCTTTAAATGGATTACAAGCACAAGTTCAAAATTTTGCAACAGGAACAACAGGAACAGATTTTGCTATTAATTCAAGTGGAAGTACACACACATTTAATTTGCCAAGTGCAAGTGCAACTGCAAGAGGTGTAGTTACAACAGCAAGTCAAACATTTGCAGGTGATAAAATATTTACGGGGGCAATAGGAGCAAGCAATTTAAGTAACACTAACACAGGAGATAATGCTACGAATACACAATATAGTGGATTAGCGACATCAAAACAAGATACTTTACAATCTACTGTAAATATCAAATCTATTAACGGAAATAGTCTTTTAGGAAGTGGTGATTTAACAATATCAGGTACAGGTATATCTTCATTAAATGGATTAACAGGTGCAACACAAACTTTTAGTGTATTTACTAATTTTACAGGTTCTCCAAGTTTTGTTTCAAGCGGTACAAATCATCAATTAAGATTACCCAATGCAGGTACAAGTACAGATTATGGTTTAGTAACAAATTCAGTTCAAAATATAGCTGGTACAAAAATATTTTTAGATACTATTCAAATTCCAGTTCCTGCTGTAAATACCGCACCTTGTATAGTTTTAGGTTCTGCTGGAGGCGGTTCTGCAACATCACAATTAACAATAGGAAGTACTACAACTTATCCTAATGGACAAGAGATGCAATATGTTAAGGGCATTACAAGTTCTGTTCAAACACAATTAAATAGTAAGCAAGCAACTTTAATCGCAGGAAATGGTATAGATATAACAAGTAACACAATCAGTACATCACCACAAGCTGCTTACACTGTATTAGCTAATAACACTAATGCAACAGCAGTACCAACTGAACAAGTTTTTAAAGATATTGCAGAACAGTCTTATGCTGGTGCAAATCCAACTTGGACTGGTACAACTGCACCAAGTGGAACTACAAATCACTCTTACCAATGGTCACAAATAGGAAAGGTAGTTAATTTAAGAGTTAATTTAGATTATGCAACTGCTGGAAGTGTATTAACTGCAGTTACTTTTGATTTACCAAGCGATTGTCCTATTCCAAAATTACCATTAGGAGTTTCAGCAAATGGAGACGTTATTGTTTATGGGACTGGAATGTTGACGACTTTAAGAACAGTACCAACAGCGCCTACTACTGTTGCGTGTACATTAAGAATTAAAACTAGTGGAACTTATGAAATAAATATATTAAGAGCTGGTACTGGGTCAGCACATAAATACGCATACGCAACAATTCAATATTATATAACATAATGAGACATATTAGACAAATCAATTCAGTAGGTACAGATAGCTATACAGTAGTAGAAGCAAATGAACCATTAGAGCAACATCTATCAATAGTTGAAAATCCAACTTTATTTGAAATTTCAGAAGATGATATTCCAGAAATACACCAATATTTAATTTATAGTATATGATTTTAATAGCACAAGATAAAGCAAATCATTTTATATATGGATTTTTAATATTTATTATTAGCCAAATATTTTTAAATGATTATTTAAGTTTTGGAATTGTATTTTTATTTGCTTTAGGTAAAGAAGTAAAAGACCAAATAGTATATAAAGGTTTTGATTATAAAGATTTAATTGCAACATTAATACCGTCAATAATAATATATTTTTTTAGATAAATAAATATGAGTAAAGAAAATATAGATAGAATATTAAGTAAATTCATATCACGTAAATTGATGGTGTTTGTGATAGCTTGTTGTGGATTATTTGCTGGAGATTTAACATCTCAAGATTGGGTAGTAATAGCAACTGCTTATGTAAGCATTCAAGGATTTACGGATATAGTTGCAAAATTAAAAAGTTAGAATGGAATTTCAAGACAAAGAAAGATTAGACCGAATGGAACAACACCTTCGCCTTATAAAAGAAGATTTACAATATATTTCTTCTGCCCTTATTGGTTCAAAAGTAAATGGTAATAAGGGAGTTATTTCTGATATTGATGCCATTAAACACGATATAGAAGCGCTAAAAGAAAAGTTAGAGTTTATTGAATTAGATATGGCTAAAAAATCTGTTTATATCGGTCAATTAAAATTTGTCGCAGGATTATTAACCGCTGGATTAGTAGGAACAATTGTAAAACTTTTATCAAAATGAGAAATATTAATTTCATAGTAATTCATTGCACAGCTACACAACCAAATGCTAAAAAAGAAGCTATTATAAATTATTGGAAAAATACTTTAAAGTGGAAATCTGTTGGGTATCATAGATTAATAGATGCAAATGGTATTATACACGAATTAGCAAAATATGAAGAACCTACAAATGGTGTAAAAGGATATAATTCAGAATCAATCCATTTTAGTTATATAGGTGGAATAGATGTAGCTGGTAACCCAAAAGATACAAGAACTTTAAAACAAAAAGAAAGTTTATTGTATTTAGTAAACGCTGCTAAAAAACAATTCCCAAATGCTATTGTTCAAGGACATAAAGATTTTAAAGGTATAAAAAAGGCTTGTCCAAGTTTTGATGCTAAAAGCGAATATAAATGAAAAAAAATAAGGGAG